ACTGTAATTTCTACGCCTGGAGATACTAGTGCCATGATCTATTCCTCTTATAAGTAGGTTAATCTACCTTGTAAATATTTATTTGCTGACCCTAAAATATCATGGTTAGCCGGTCCTTTAATAGGTCCTTTAATAAATAAGCTATGATCAGGAAACTATGTCCCATATGTAGCCAACATCCAGTGGCTATAAACTATTATAGGAATAATAAAACCTATTTTAGAACATCTTGCACACCCTGTATTCACAAGAAACGCAGAATTTCCACTATACCAAGTTGGGTCAAGTCAGGTTACAAAAAGAAAGATAAATGTGATAGGTGCGGATTTAAATTTAAATTACCCGACCAAAGTAATGTTTATTATATAGATGGGAATGATCGTAATACGAATTGGGCTAATCTTAAAACTATATGTCTAAATTGCCAAAGTGAAGTAGCCAAAAGCCACTGGAAGCCTAGTGCTCTTACACCAGACTTTTAATTTGAGCATAAAGCTCGTCTACTGTACCGTTATTGTCAACGACTTGATCAAATTTAGTTCCTAACCAAGCCCATTCACTGGGATGGATATCAGGATAGCGTGATTGCATATCGCGTTGTTGGTCTGATATAATCCATTGATCGTCGGCTGCGGTATGTATAGTCTGTAGAGCACAGGCCAGCCATTCGGGAGGGTTGCCGCGTTCTACTAGAATCATCTTACCTTCAACACCACGTATAGCAGCAACTTCATTTGGGAAACGCACATCAGATATAACAATATTATCTGTGGCTGTACGCAGTTTATTTTCTAAACTAGCTACCCAAATATCGTCATGGAAACCATGGCGGCAAACTTCAGTGCCCCAATGCTGTAGAATCCAACGTGGCGTGAGAAAGGGAAGATTAAGGCGTTTTGCCCACCAAGTATCTACTTGCTCACGCCAGGCACGACTAGCAGCAGTACGTCCTTCTAGCATGACCCTGTCCCATCCAAATACGCAAGCTATAGCATCTTTCAATGTACTAGCAAAACTTTCTCTACGAAAACCATGATAATTGACCAAGTAATCAGCTACAGTATCTTTACCTGAGCCTATGAAACCTGATATGCCTATAATCTTTGCCATAGCATGAATTTTAAGCTATAAAGCACATGCTTGTCAATAGTTTTATACACCGTATTTGTTACGTTTTGGTTTAGCTGTAATACTTTGTTTATTTACTGTGTCTGCTTCTTTACTACGATGATCAGATACTACACTTTCCACATTGGTATTAATTGAATTAAATGCTTGATGTAACATGTCGTGTTCTTCTTCGGTATAAGGTACTGCTACATTATTTGTCGCATACCAAGTACGATCATCAATATCCAATTTTTTATCAGACCCATCTGCCATGGCCGCTGCTAGTCCTACTCTATAAAAATTATAGGTACCGTTAGTTTTGTATCCATCTCCAAATGCATGAGTTTTGTGCATGGCATTCGCAGTACTAGTTCTTAGCTTGCCTTTTCTACCGGGAGTACCTTCAACTACAAATTCACTAGCTCTCATTATCCTATCACCCATGTCAAAGGTATACTACCGTCTACATAGCGTTTAAGTTCTTCTTCTAATTTATCCATTTCTTCTTTGGCTTCTGCCAATAACGCTGTACCATTTAATGTAGTACCACCTTGTGGCCCTGCTATAGAACCAAACTTGCTACGAGCTTCACCTAAAATACGTTTAGCAAAGCTGTAAGCATATTCTTGTATCCATGGAAATGTCATGTGATCATTTAACAACATTACATCTGGTTTGTAATTATATGTCTGTAATAAAACTACTTCCGAGGGATCATCTGTAGTGGGGCTTGAAACTTGTGTTCTACTTAGTTCAAAATCGGTAATACTAGAACTTTCTAAATCTTGTGTAGCAACTATGGTAATAGTTTTTGTAGCAGTATCAACAGTTTGAATACTATAATATCCGTTGTATCCTCCGATTCTACTGTTAGATATTTCAAGTGTGGCACCAACAACAACATTCCAGACATCAGCTGTAACTATGCTAATAATACTGCCTATTGCTGTACCATTGGCTGTAATGCTGGTAGTACGCACATACTTTCTGCCTGTGGCTGGTAATTTACGTACTAATGTTAGCTTTCTAGTGGCACTATTGTAATTAAAATTCATATGGCCACCAAACATCTTCATTGCTTGTTCTTGGTATTGCGTAAACAATTCATAATTAGTTAATCCACCAACTCTGCCTGCCACTAACATGTAGGTGTTCAAATAACCACTAGCAAAAGGTTCAAATTGACTGGCTGTGGTTCCAGTCACACTACCAATGCCACGTCTGAATATTTGTCTGACTGTAACTACTTCAGCAGGTAGTATATATTCTTGTGTTTCTGGTAACAATGGTAAGAAAGCAAAACTTTCTTCTACGCTGTTAGGAGCTCTCTGTCTATATTTTATGAGAGCCTGTTTGATGGATAAATCATAGTGTTGTTTGTCTAATTCTACATCTACTATACCATCGGCTAATCGTAGTTTAATATAATCAATTATTTCGTTATACTTGTAGGTATAACTATTATTGAGTTGATTTTCGTCAAAGGCAATAGGACCGGGTCCGCCTAAACTATCGGCTATTAAACTTAGGTCTGAACGCAGTCCTGTAACTAAAGTGGCCATAAATTATCCCCAGATAATATATTTACCTGGGGACTAATGCTTAACCCACTTTGAGTAACAAAGTTTCCTCGTTAATTCTGCCGTTTAACTTAATTTCTACTGCTTTGATATCCTTAATATAGGACCGTAATGCCACTTTTCCAGCACGAGCAAACTCTTTAAGTTGTTCGTCTGGTTTACGCAAGGTCTTTGCTATACTTTTAACTTGATCATAACCGGTAATTGTAGTACCTTTGATACCAAGTTCACCCATTGCTTCCGCAACGTATTTGCCCAACTTGCGGGTTTTGGTGTTGTACACCCAAAGTTCTTGAGCTCCAATGATATCAACCGGATTGATGCTGACAACTTTGAGGCTACGATCTTCTCGGGCATACTTGAGCCGTGCCACAACCTTTTCCTTTGCCGGTGCTTTGCGTACTCGTGCTTTTTTAACTGCTTTTTTAACGCCGCGGTATTGCTCGATTCCAGCCAAGAGATCAGCAAGAAAGGCAAACAAGCGTTTATAATCACTAGCCCGATAATGACGATAAGACTCCACCAACTGTGCATCTTTTTTATCCTGTGCAAACATTAGCTCTTGAACACGATATTGGAATACCGTTTCATATTTACCTAATTGGCTTTGGGGCACTCGATGCACAGTGAGAAAATCGTAGACTTTGAAATCGGTTTTTTGATTCTTTAGTACTAGATCATAATGACCTTCAATCTCACCAATTAATTCCCCGGTGCGTTCTTGTAAACGATCTTGTATAGTCAACTTGCGTTCAAGTACAGCAGTAGGAGTGGCGATATCTTCTATGTCGTCTCCACCTTTACTGGCAAGGGACAAACTGTATTCAACTTGATCATGTATATACTTAATGTGCCGTTCTTTTAAAGGCATACCTTTGCGGTGTGCCATTATAAGGCTACAAGGAGTCATTACCACATACTTATCACTTACACGTTCAAATTTGGCAATAACTTTTTTGTCAAACCTACTATTACGTCTAAGCCAGTCATCTAGGTGTTTACGACATTGTTTTACAGAATAATGGTAATTGTAATACTGAAAACTTTTACGCAGATGATGGTCAAAAGTGTCGTCGTCGAAGCCAAGAGCTCGTTCGGTGTCCCACTGAGGTTCAGGTCCGGTGGCTTTTTCATCAGCAGCCAGCAATCTTGCATTAGGCTCTTTTTTCTTAGGTACTTTGATGCCTTTAATAATAGCCATGTTTGCTCCTAGATTGACAATAAAGCTAGTGTAACATATTGATCCAGATTTGTCACTGCTTCTGAAAACTTGTTGCGTAAATCTAACAGTTTATGGTTATTTAATTGATTTCTGCTATTAACACTTTCTCTAGAAATATCTCTACGCAGGTTTTCGCAAGTTTTATACATACGAGTTAGGTCTCTTTTTACTTTGAAATCGGCAATATCCCTAATTCTATGGGGTAAATTTTGGTAAATTTCCTCTGCTTCATAGTGATCCATACATAATTGTATCCTCATGTTTTTGGTTTGTCAACCGTGAACCCATAAATACTGTATATTTGGAGACTGATTTTGACACGTTTATCATTGTGGAAGGACGGACAACGTACAAACGATTATCGTTTTATTGATCGAACCATATCCGAATATTTTCAAGTTGGTGGAACGGGTATTTTAGTACACAAATACCTAGGTCCAAAAGATACTGGTCCCAGCGATGATGTTACTCAACCACAATACATAAACCAAAGTGCAATGAACATCCAGGATCTATTATTTCTTGAAAATAGAGATAGAAAATATGATACCGCAGTGTATAAAATACGTGGCATGTATCAAGTTACCGACAATGCATTTGATTTAACACAATTTGGTTTGTTTTTACAAACTGGTACATTGTTTATGACTTTCCATATTAACGACATGTTAGAAATCTTAGGTCGTAGAATCATGAATGGTGATGTGATTGAATTGCAACACCTTATAGATTACGACACATTAGATGAATCCATACCAGTTGCTTTAAAAAGATTCTTTGTTGTCAGTGATTGTACAAGAGCAGCAGAGGGTTATAGCCCAACTTGGTGGCCTCATTTATGGCGTTGTAAAATTAATCCATTGGTTGATGCACAAGAATATCGTGACATACTTAATACCATTACTATTAACGATGAAAGCACTACTCCTATTAGAGATATATTGAGTACCTTTGACAAATATACCGAAATTAATGATGTAATAATTGAGCAAGCAGAATCTGAAGCACCTAAAAGTGGTTACGACACAGCACCGATATATCACTTTAGCAGCAATGCAGTAACACCAACGTATTCAACTAAGGCCTACTTGGGTGGTGATGGCACTGCACCAAATGGACTACCTGCTACTCAAGGCACTAGTTTCCCTATGAATGCCACCGAGGGACAATATTGCCTACGTATTGACTATAAACCAA